GAATATCGTCGGCAGCGTCAGATTGGTATAAGCGAAAGGTACGGAAACCTAAGTCGGCATATAAAGACTGCATAACGAAATAATGCAATAGCTTCGTTGATTATCAGATAGTTATACAGGATAAGACAAAAACCAATCGTGTAAATTTGCTTTGCATTGCTTTACATTTGCTTTGCATTTAAACGGTGTTTAAACGATGTTTGAGCACGAAAAGTTTACATCGGGTAAAGAAATGTAGACATCGAGCTTGCATTTGCTTTGCATCGGTACGCCGAATTAGACGTATAGAACGCGTAGAATGCCGTAAACACACGGGTTGCGAATAGTTATAGGTTGTGGCGACAAAAAGGGCTTAGAACGCAAATAAATGGGGTGCTCGGGATAACACGCAAGAAGCTACACATATACCATGGAAAGCGATAATAACACAGTATAAAGGTTTATAAATCGTTGATTAAACGGCACTTAAACGGTTGTAATGCCATTTTACACGGTATTGCAGCCGTTTTTTCGTCTTTTCATACCCTTTTAGACTCGTAACTCATTGATTAAACACTACTTAAACGATTTTACACTCATTTTAAACGCTATAATAGCCATTTTGCATCGCATTATATTTATAAGTACTTGATTAAAAGATACTTAAACGCTTTTACACAGATGTTTGGCGTGTTTTGCCATTTTAGCCCTATTTTTTACCGCCTAAATGTTAAAAATGGGCTTTGGTTATTCGTTTGGTTATTCGTTTGGTTATTCGTGTAAAAACGAAATAGTTCTCTTGGTTATTCGTTTGGTTATTCACTTTTTGGTATTTTGGAACTCGTACCACCCCCTTGTTTGGTACTAAAAAATGGCATTTTTCGCATTTTTCGTTGAATTAAGGGGGGTATTTTCCGTATTAAAAGGTGGTGTTTGGCAGGTATTTAAGCATATAAAACAAGTAGTAAGTATTTGTAAGTCAATAGCTTATATATATTTAAGGCTGAAAAACGGATAAAAAAGCGTGTGTGCGCCTATTTGCAGGCACAAAAAAAGGCTACCAAGTGGTAGCCCTTTGGTGGTGTGATGTGTACATAGATATAAAAGGAAAAGCACCCAGCTAAAAGGACAGAGTGCTTGATATATAGAAAAAGTGGCGTAAATTCTTTATTCTCAATAATTTTTAGTACTTTTGTGGTAAGAAAAAAGGAGATAAAGTAATGGGAAATTATGAAATATCAAAGTATATGCGAGATACGTTAAGTACTGATACGGCTTACCAAGTATTAGTACGAGCTGATATGCTAACCGGTAGCGTGTTGGAGCAACTAAGAAAATCAACTGACAGAGCTTACACCCTATTTGGCATATTTGTAACTATTTTTTCCGGGGTTGGCGCATTTGGTATTAGCAGCAATTCAAATAGTATGAAAATTTTCTGCGCCATACTATGCCTTGGCTTAGGAATGGCATCTTTGATACTTTATATTAAAGTATTGTGGGTGCATCGTTATATGCCAATAGGGAATGAGGCGGAAATTATGATATACGATGATAACATGAGAATGTTAGAAAAACGATACGACAACGATACCCAAAAGATGAATGCTGTCTATATGCGCAATCTTCTTTTGGATAACATAGAAGACACAACACATGCCTATCGCACTAACAACTTACTATTGGAACGACGTAGCAGGTATGTGCGTTGGTCAATGCTAATAACACTTACGAGTGTTATTATTGCATTTTTTGCAATGCTAATCTTTTAAATATTAGCGTGAGGAGCGTTGTCGGAATTGGTAATACAATCGTCAGTACGATGCCTTTTTACCCATTCCTCCTCTTGTTCTTTCTCTTTTTTATTACTCATATATATTTTAGTTACGACATGGTTGTTTGGTTGTAAGAGCCTTTGATAAGGGCGATGGCATTAACGCAACGGAAATCAATGTCGGTATCTTCGTGTGCTGGGTTGTGCGAAGCCAGTGTTATGAATGGTTCGCCCTTATCAGACCTTTTAATGTACTTAACCACACAGTAATCGTCGCCATCTATGCTATAAGATAGCAGGTACATTTCACCGTACAGAATGCTTTGCAGGTCGATGGGTAATTCTTTATAAAAAATTATATCTCCTGGCTTCAAACGTGGATACATCGAATCGCCCACAATGTGTATAGCACCATCGCATTTAGGCATGTTGGGTATTTTAATAGTGTCTATTATATTGGCGTGCCGGTTATCGAGCAACGAACGCAAGCCTGCCGTCGCCTCAAAGTCGTACAGGTTGATTATTTGATTATCTACCTTTTTTTCGGGGTTGTATGGCTGGTATATCGGCTGAACGGCTGCCTCAAGTGGTGGTGGGGCGTCATTTTTCAACATGTCTCCTTTACCGGTGAGCAGCCAGTTATAATTTACATGTTCACATATTGAAAACAATAAAGGAAAGTCTAATGAATTTCTATTTTTCCAATTAGACAAAGTAGCTTTACTTACATTTAGCCTCTCTGCAAGTTCATTATCAGAAGACAGATTTAATGATTTCTTAGCTCTGTCAATTATTTCTTTTGACGAAAAAGTTCTCATTTCGTGAAATTTATTCCTAGAATATTTGTTTGTTTACAAAATATGTACTATCTTTGCAACGTGTTACAATTATTACACGCCCCAAAGATACGAAAAAGGGGCTACAAATAAGAAATTTAACTATAAAAAATATGTAATATGGAAAAATGGACAAAAGAAGAAGTTGCGGAGGTAATTGAAAATTTACCCCTCCAGCGAAAAATTATTGTAATGAGTGTGCTACAACACATACCATCAATATTAACAGTTGGTGTTAGCGGCGCACTATGTGCCTCAGACTTGAATGCCATCGGCGAAGCCTTTGGCGACGATAATATATGGATCCAAGCTGTCAGTGAAGAAAAATTCAATTTAACAATAGTAGTAAAGGAAAAATGAAGAAGTATATTAAAATTTCAACGAAGGAGAAAGAGTGGATAATGCAGGCGTTCGACGTTTCGCTTGTTATGGTGAACCATGCATTGGGTTTCGACAAGAAGCGCGGTAACAGCGATTTGGCAAAGCGCATTAGGAAGTTGGCTTTGCACCGTGGCGGGGTACTTATGAACGAACTGCCCGTATTTGAAACGATACACAACACAGCAAGTGGCGAAATGGTGCAGGAATTTCCCAACGGCGCAAAGCTCGTTGCCGAATTAGCTACTGGTACTGTAAAGGTGTACGACAAAGCAGGCGTTATTCGCCACAGGGTTGAGAACTGCACGATAGAAAGGTTATACATAGAGCAGCTGTTTGCTGCAGGCTTATAAGGAGGTAAAACTATGAAAGTTACTTTTGGAAAGGACACAAATGTTGTTTTAGAGATTGCAGAAAAGAATACTTCTGTAATTGTACGTGAAACTGCAGGCGGAGTTGTGGTAATGATTGCCAACAGCAAGGAAAATTGGCTGTGTAAATTCTTGAAAAGCTGCCTTACAAAAATACTGGACAGCCGAAAGTTGCAACGTAGCGAAGTAGAAAGATAATAAAAAAGCAGCGAAGTATGGAATATTACAACAAAATGCTGTGCGTAACTCGCGAAGAGCTGATAGGTGGAAGCGACCCTGTAATGAAGGAGGGTACGCTGAATACCAATGTAGGCAGAAAGAACATCTTCTGTGTATGCCGTGGCGGTGGCGAGGGTAGATGCGCACTGTACAGCTTTGATTCCATGCCGAAAAAGTATAGGGAAAGATTTATGGAGAAGTACGGCAACCCCGAAGAAGTGCTGCGTGAAAGGGAACTGCGTAAGACGGTGAAGTACGACGAAAGCGCACGCACTTTCTTTGAAGAATACGAATACTTCAAGAATGGCGAGTACACAACGCTCGACAAAGAATTGATAGCCGAATACACCACCAACGCCAGTGTGCTGGGCGAGCTGGTGCGCATGAAAGCTGAACGCAAGGCGATGATGGCAAGCCTCAATGCAAGGGCTACCGACGTGTGGGAGATGGTGTTGCAGAACAGCGAAGAGCTGCGCGAACGCTACCACCACACGCTGCCTGCCAGCCTTAGCCGCCTGAAAGCACGTATATGCGCCTTTCAGAAGGACGGCTACGAAAGCGTCGTCAGCAAGAAGCTCGGCAATGTAAACACCATAAAGATAACAGCCGAAGGACGCGACGTGTTGGTAGCATTGAAGCGCAGCCATACACCACGATATAACGATGAGCAGCTATTTGCAAAGTACAACGAAATAGCGGTGTTCCGCGGGTGGAAGCAGCTTAAGAGCGTGCGTTCCATGCAGGCGTGGCTGTACAGCCCTAAGATTGAACAGTTATGGTGTGATGCCGTGCACGGCGAACAGGTAGCCCGCCAACGCTTCGGACGCAAGCAAAGCACGATGTTGCCCGAACGCCGCGACAGTCTTTGGTATGGCGACGGTACGAAGCTTAACCTGTATTATCGGGACGGAAAGACGGTGAAGACGATAAACGTGTACGAGGTGGTAGATGGCTTCAGCGAAGTGTTATTGGGCTTTCACATCAGCGAAAGCGAGAACTTCGAGGCGCAGTACGGCGCTTTCCGCATGGCTATACAGCGCAGCGGGCACAAGCCTTATGAGATAGTGCACGACAACCAAGGCGGACACAACAAGCTGAACCGACAGGGCAAAAAGCCCACTGGCGACGAAAAGGAAAAGGGCTTTTTGGATAGGCTTTGCCACATACACCGCCCCACGATGCCTCACAATGGCGCATCGAAGACGATTGAAAGCATCTTCGGTCGCTTCCAACAACAAGTGTTGGCACGCTACTTCAACTTTACCGGGCAGAATGTTACGGCAAAAAAGCTGACGAGCCGCCCCAATATGGAGATGGTGGCAGCCAACCGCGACAAATTGCCGACATATCAGGAATTGTGCGAGCTGTACGCCCAGTGCCGCAAGGAGTGGAACGAGGCAAAGCACCCAAAGCACGACAGCAGCCGCATGGCACTTTACGAGGGCAGCGTGAACGAAGACACACCTGCCGTTGGCAAGTACGAAATGCAGGATATGTTTTGGATAATGAGCGACAAACCTGTAACATTCACCGACAGCGGCATAAAGATGACCATTGACAAGAAGTCCTACCACTGGGAGGTATTCACTACCGATGAGAACGGCGAAGCGATACCCGACAGGGAATGGCGAAGGCTGCACACGTGGGAGAAATTCTACGTGCAGTATGACCCGCAGGATATGACAACGGTAAACCTTTATTCTATCGACCGCGCCAAAAAGCTGCATTTCTGCACTGTTGCGAAGCCGTATATGCAGATACACCGTGCAATGCAAGACCAAAGCGCAGAAGAAAAGGCACGCATACATGCTGATATTGAGCGTGGCAAGCAAGACAGAATAGAACGTGTGGTAGCGGGCAGGAAGATAGCCCAACGATATGGTACTGACCCCGAGCAGAACGGGCTGTATTATCCAAAGCCCAAGGGTTTGACCGCAGAGCAGCAGCAACAGGCAATAGACCGTGTTGGCAGGCTTGAAAGCGATAACTATGCCGAAGTGGTAGAACTGGGGCAGCACACGAAGAAGCTATCCAATATGGATTGGGCAGAGGTGCAGTATGACGAAAGGAAGACGGCGGATAAATTATAAACAACTTAAACAACAACAATGAGAACAAGCGAAAAACAGCAGATAACAGAGAGTTTAAAAGCCTACGTGGTTAAGTATGGCAGTCAGAACAAGGCGGCACAAAGCCTTGCGGGTATCAGTGCTGCAACGCTGAGTCAAATGCTGAAAGGCAACTGGGCAAATATCGCCGACGAAATGTGGAAAAATGTAGCATCGCAAATAAGCCACAAGCAGGGCGACGGCTGGCAGATAGTGGAAACAACGGCATATAAGGAAATGGTGTTTGCCCTGAATGACGCCAAGCAGTGGAAAAACGTAACGTGGGTTGTAGGCGATGCAGGCTGCGGTAAGACAACCACGGCACGCCTTTTTGCCGACGAACAGCGCGAAGCCTTTTATGTGCTTTGCAGCGAAGATATGCGCAAGAGCGACTTTGTGCGTGAAATTGCCCGCAAGGTAGGCTTAAGAACGGAAGGTTACAGCATCAGGGAGCTGCTCGACCGCATTATCGACAGCCTTGTGCAGATGGAAGAGCCGTTGCTGATATTCGACGAAGCAGACAAACTGACGGAGCGAGTATTCCACTACTTCATCGACCTTTACAACCGCTTGGAGGATAAGTGCGGTATCGTGTTCTTTTCAACAAGCTACATTAAGCGGCGCATGCAAATGGGCTTGCGCTATAACAAATGCGGCTACAACGAAATACACAGCCGCATGGGGCGCAAGTTCTTCGAGGTGGAGCGCACATCGCCCGCAGATGTTTACGCCATCTGTGCAGGCAACGGCTTGAACGAAAAGCAGACATCGGCGGTGATGAAAGATGCCGAGCAGTACGACTTCGACCTGCGCCGTGTGAAGAAAGCCGTGCACAAGCAAAAGCGAATGAAGTAAACGAAGAGTGTTTAAACACTGATTAAATAGTATTTGAAATGTTGAAAAAGGCACTATCAATGACAGATTTGTTACGTATAAACAGAAAGGTGTACGACTTTGAAGGCGATTGGAAAGAAGCCTTTGGACAGCCAGAGCGAGGTGGTGTATGGTTCGTATGGGGCAAGAGCGGCAACGGCAAAACATCTTTTGTGCTGCAGCTTTGTAAAGAGCTTACCCGCTATGGCAAGGTAGCCTACGACAGCTTGGAGGAAGGCAGCAGCCTGACCATGCAAAACGCCCTGGTGCGTGTTGGAATGGCAGATGTGGGCAGACGCTTTGTGCTGCTGAACGAAAACTTTGCAGAGCTTGACGACAGGCTAAACCGACGTCGTTCGCCCGATATTGTGGTGGTGGATAGCTTTCAGTATGCGCACATATCGTTAGGGCAATACGAAGATTTTTGCAAACGCCACCATAACAAATTGATAATATTCATTTCGCAAGCCGAAGGACTAAAACCATTAGGGCGCACAGCAGTAAGCTCAATGTACAGCGCATCGCTAAAGATTTGGGTGGAAGGCTACAGGGCAATAAGCAAAGGGCGATATTTTGGCAACCGTGGCTATTATACCATTTGGGAAGAGCGTGCGGCAGAATATTGGAATAAGCAAAGTAATAAATAAACAATAATATGGCAGGAGAAAGAAATTATGCACGCTTCTACGCCTTACTGAAGCAGCTGCCCCATGCCGACAAGGATACGCTTGTGTGGCAGTACACACAGGGGCGAACAAAGTCGCTCCGAGAGACATCAAAATGGGAGTACGACGTTATGTGCCGCGATATGGAGCGGGTGGTGAACAACGACAACAAAGCAGCCCTGAAGCAGACAGCATTGCGCAAGGCACGCAGCGGAGTGCTGCACCAGCTGCAAATATACGGGCTGGACACCACCGACTGGGCAACCGTAGACGCTTTCTGCAAGAACCCCCGAATAGCCGGCAAGCCATTCAGAAAGCTAACAATAGAAGACCTTAACCAGGTAAACAAGAAAATAAGAGTAATAATCAAAAAACAAAAAGAAAATGGACAAAGTAAAAGTTGAAATGACTGCCGAGGAGCAAGCACGCTTCGCACAATTCAAGGCAGAGGAAGAAAAGAAAGCTAAGGCAGCAAAAGCCAAGGCAGACCGTGAAACCTACAAGCAGATGGTGGACGACGAAGTGGAAGCAGCCATACCCATATTGCTGGAACTATCGTGCGATATTAAGACGGTAAAGCAAAAAGTTATCGACAACTTTAGAAGCGTTCTGGCAATGAAAGCCGAACTGTTTAAAGCACGTGCCGAACAACGCACCCACACCTTTACAAACTCTGGCGGCAACATGCGCATTATTTTAGGGCAATACACCACCGACGGCTATCGCGACACAGTGGAAGACGGCATAGCCATAGTAAAAGAATACATAATGAGCCTTGCAGCCGACGAAAAAACACAAGCACTGGTAAACATGGTGTTCCGCCTGCTATCGCGCGACAAACAAGGCACGCTGAAAGCATCGCGCATAGTTCAGCTACGCAAAATAGCCGACGAAATAGGCAACGAACGCTTTATGGAAGGAGTACGCATTATAGAAGAAAGCTACCAACCCGAAATAAGCAAACAATTCATTCGTGCCGAAGTGAAAGACAAAAACAACCAGTGGAAACCCATTTCGCTGGGAATGACAGAAAGCTAAAACAATGAAACAAACAACCAACAAAAAAGCCCACCACAAGGCACGACCACCACCACGCCACAAGCCATCTATAGATGCACAAACGTAGATCTATAGATGTACGAGCGTAGATCTATAAATATACAAGCGTAGATCTATAGATATAAAAACGCACGGGCAACAGACATAAAAAAACAACCACCCTAAAGCCACAAACAAAAGCCCCAAGGCAAAGGGAAAACAACGGGGCAAAAACAAAAATAAAACAACAGAATTATGACAAAATGTTTGAATTTCACAATTAGAGAGCAAAAACTAAGTGTAGGACCAAAGAAAGGGCAAAAAGTGTTTATAGCACGCCCAACCGACCGACAACGAGTAACCCACCGCAAATTCTGCGAAGAAGTAGCCAGAGCCACCACCTTTACAGGAGCCGAAGTGGAAGCCGTGTTGCGCCTGGCAGCCGAAATGGCTAAACGCCACGTAGAGAGCGGAGAAAGTGTAGACTTTGGCGACATCGGCACACTATCGCCATCGTTCAAGTCGAAAGCCGTAGACCACATTGAAGAATTTAACGCCACACGCGACATAAAGAAGCCAATGGTGAAACTACGTCCATCTACCCGCTACTTCACACTCGAAGGCGTAACCTACGAACGAGTAGAACCAAAAGCAAAGAAACCCGCTGGCAACAAACCCGCTGGAGGCGGCACTCAACCTCACCCATAAGTAAAAAAGCATAGTGAACGTAAAACACCATGATACACACAATAAAGAAAGTTGCTGAATAGTTGATATTCAGCAACTTTTTTTGTAACTTTGTGCTATACAAAGCCCACCCACATTGTATGAAACAACTAATGCTAAATTTTGATTTAGGCAAAGTAGCACAACGCGAAACAAAAATACGCCGTAGAGCCTTTACACTGCCCGATGGTGATGCAACGATAGTCACGCCGCAGGACCGATTGGCAAAGCGCAACCGCACCATCGCAGCCCGCTACTACTATTGGACCGAAATAAAACGACGCCGCTTCGACGACGTAATGAAAATACTCTCCGATTACGAATTTTTTGTGGGCGAGCGCACCATACAGAACGCACTGGTAGACCAAGACGAACTGCTGCACTCGCTCCTGGAGCAACGCCCAACAACACAGAAGCTGGCAAAGCAGTTCCCCGGCTTCGAGTGGCACTAATCAAAGAACTCCGTTTCATAAACCACCCTATACACTTTCAAATCATCGGCTCTGCGCTCCGGCGTAGAGCTGATGCGTTTTAAGGGGTTGAACAGTCCGCCGCCATTCCACCACTGCAACGCCTTGTGCAGGGCTTCCAACACATCGAACCGAGCCAACGACCGCTCGCGCACAGCAGCAGGTGCAGCAGCATTCGTGCTGCCCTGAATAGCAAACACCACCCGAAGCTCAACCCTTGCACGAATGCGCTGCACACCACCCGACAGACTTTCGCACTGCGGATAGCTAATATCTACCAAGCAAGCCGGAAACGCCACAGGCGGACGGCACGCAACGTTAAGCTGACCCTCATCGGCATCTACCCATTTAATTTGTGAAACATTTGCCGCAATATGGTTAGTAACGGCAAGAAAAAAAACTTTATTCATTGCTCAAATTTTTAATGTAATCTACTATTCTTCCTTTAATTCTGTCGTTCAGTTCCTCGCTGTCGCCCATAAACTGGCGCTGTGTAATATGCACCATTCGGCTATGCGCCTTTACGTTGGTGCTACCCTTTTTCGTGCGGCGGGTGTGTGCCGGCACCTGCACCTCGCCATCGAAACCCTCGTTGTGCACCTTAGCATACGTTACCTTCTGGTTGCCCGCAGCAATAACCACACGCTGCGGCGATACAACTAGCGGGCGAATGCTGTTCATCATAGCCCCCGAATCGATGAGCAACGACCCACGTTTCTTTGCCGTCCTGGCAGGCGCCCACGGGTTGCCGTCGAAAGCCTTTTTGCGAAAAGTCTCCTTAAAATACTCCGTCGCAGTTTCGGCGACAATCTCGGCAGCATCGCCCATCAACTTGTCGGGCATCGTTAGGAGGTAGTCTTCAAGTTCTTTTATGTTCATAATTGTGAGATTTTTAATTGATTATCATTGTTTTGTCGAAATAATGGTATAACTTTGCAAGTGGGATGTAACGACCATAATCCAAGACCGAACCTCGGCGTGGCGGTGTGGCGGATACGCATAATCAGATTGACAGTTGGAGCATCCAAACGCAAAGGGGTATGCAGACACCACTATCCAACCGTATGACGCGGATTTGCCACGAGTGGTAGAACCAAGAATTAGGACGGCGGACGTAAGGACTGCATACCTCTGCCTTTTTTACCTACGAAACACAAGTAACCCCTTTCTAACTTTGTTATCGTGTAACTCGTACCACGACTTGAAATTTAGTTTTCCGTCTTGTATCTTGCAGACACACACAATAGCCACACCATCATAATATTTGATATAAAACCAACGGTTAAGATATTGGTCGCTACCCTGTTTGTCTTTTTCGTCTTGCCCTATCCACACTTCATCAGGGTATTTCATTACCTCGCTGATAGTGTCAAGGTATTTTGTTCTGAAAGCACGCTTTTTTTTGGTGTCGGTGGTATGCCCATCAAAACTTTTTTTATCCATGTACCATGTTCGATTGCTGAAGTCCTCGACAGGCAACACCTCTTCGCTTTCCACGACCTTATTGTGAGAGTTCCACCAGTCGGCAGCCTTTCCCTCGTACCAGTTTATCTTTTTCGTGGCATCACGAATAAGTTGCTTGTAGGAGTGTTTCAGCCCCCAATCATCGGGTGTAACCTTATCCATTAGCTTTGTAGCCTTGTTTGGGAACTTCTTAACATACATCTGATTGGCGTTGAAGACGTGCTGCCTCTTGCCCGGGTTATGGTCGAAGTGCGAAGCAACAGAGTTAGACCACTCTACGGAATTGAAAAACTCATCTACGGTCTGTTGCGATGCTTTGATAATGGTTTCGTTAGCCTCATTTCTTAGCAACGGCTTTACCCTACAACGGCATTTCCAACCATTAGGTGGATAGATTTTATCCCAACGTGGGTCGTCGCAATGTAGAATAACGCCATCTAATTTCTTATGCTCCTCCCTTACCTTTTCATCACCAGCCGTAACATACTCCCAATATGGGAAGCGTTCACGTTTGTTTATCAGTCTTTGGTAGTTTGCTGCCGATTCAGCCGTAAGGTTTGCCGTTTCGTACTCGGTGCGCTGCCATACCTTATTGTACTTGGTGCATACCTTTGCAGCTTCTCTTGAGAACTCTTCAAAGGTTTTTGCCTTGCGGTAGAGTTGGTTTAGCTTCTGCACCTCTGCCAATGTCTTCGCCGCCGAAAAGTGGAAAAGGTTTTGCTCCATTGCCGTTACGAATGCAGGGTCGAAGTTGTCGTAGACGTAGTCGGCATTCTTTATGGGGCGTTTAAACACCTTATGAATGGCGTTTAAAAGGTCGTCGGCAATGAACCTGAATAGCTCCGCATCAAAGTAAGGAGCATCGCCATTTGCCACACGCTTTATCAGGCGGTTGTCGAGCGTGTCGTTGCTAAGCGTCGTTGTGGGGTATGGTAACTTCGAGTTCGCCCCCATCATCGTGGGGGCTGCGACGAAAAAATCTCTTAGTCGCCTGAAGAAAGACGCTTCTGCCCTTTGGCGTGCCTGTGTGCTGTTTGTCGGTACTGCACCACCATCGCTATTCTGCACGGCTGCCGTTCCTTCGCCCTTGTCGATGTTCACAGGCTCGAAGGTGGCTGGCTGCCGCCGTGCTATTGGTTCGTCGTTTTCAGGCACAGGTATAGAATATTTCTCGTGAAGGTAGCTTTGCGGTATGGGCATTATATCTGACAGCTGCACAATGTCGGCTACCGTCAGCTGCTCTGCCGCCTTTGGGAAAACGAACTTGCCGCCATTGACGGGGTAGCCGCGTGCCTCGAGCAGCGGCAGTACGTGGTTGTTGAGCACACGCTGTACGAAGCGCATGTCGCTTCTGTTCTTGCCTTCCTCTACTTCCTTGTGTACCTCGCCCAATGAGCGTGCACCATTTTCGCCCTGCACCGTTGTGAGTGTCTGCCCCAATATCGTGATGAGCATCTCTTCGTTGCAGGCTTGGCGAAATTCATTATACGAAGCACCGTTGCCTTTGCCCGCTTCTTTCGTCTCGACTTCCGCCTCACGGGGTATGACCACGTAAGACGCCGAGCCAGCCTGGTCCAATGCCTGCTCCAGCAGCTTACGGCTTTCGGGGTCGTAAGAGTTGTATTTACCGATGCGCTGTGGCATGCCAAACAGTTCTATCCATTGCGACCAATCGCCGAAGCCGCCACGCTTGTAAATGGCAAATGGCGTAGCTTTCAGTAATAAGCCATAGCTACGCTCGTGCCCCAATATTAGCAGCGACGTGTCGCCCTCGTAAGGTACGCCCTTGTCGTCGCTGTCGTTGATAACGATACACTTGTTGCGCAAGTTGATGTGCTTTGCTGGAATAGGCTCAACGTGGAAGCTGTCGGGGGTACAGATGAACTCCACGCCGCTGCGCCCGTAAATGCGCTCGTTCATTATCTGTCGCAGCAATTCTTCCCAGTCGGTGGTGTCCATGATGTCGGTAATTTCTTCGACCTCCTTGCCGTCCTTATCCAAGAAGGTAAGCTCGGAGTTCAATACTGCGTCGATGCGCTTGCTTACGGCATCGGCAAGCACGCCATCTATCAATACGTCCTCAAAAAGGTCGTACAGGCTTTTCACACGCCCGCTGTCGGCAGAGCGTAGGGCGTTGCGCCAGTCGCCCACATCGTACACCTTACGTGTAGGTGCTTTAACTATCAATTGATTTACCACGACGGGGGCTGCCGCCTTTGATATTTTGGTTACTGTATTTTTTTTCTTGCTCATTGCTTAAAAATGTTGGTTTCTTTTGGGGTTACTCCCGAATATGTACTCATTGCTGCCGTCAGGCTTGCCGTCGCCATCGTCGTCGGCACGTGGCAGCGATGGCGTTACTTCTCCCTTCTGCACTTGCCGTAGCCACGCTATAGCCCTGTCGTAGCGTTTCTCTTTCAATTCAAGCTCCGCCCCGGCATTGCAAAGGTTTACGAAATGCCACACGGCAATGTCCTTTACGAATGTCAGCAGCAACTCGTTGCGCTGCTTTGGCTGGTTGAATATTTTCGCCCTGTCGTATGCGCCGAGGTAGCCTGCCGCTTCCTGCACGGCGGCGTCGATGGCAGCAAGTAGTATGGTGTCATCTTCTCGGCTGATGGTATCTATAGCCTCCTTGTAAAGGTGGGTCTCAACTTCCCGTGGCGTAAGGAAGCCACCTGTGTAGTTCCACTGTTCCATAATATATCAGTATCTTTTGTTGCTTCGCTTGTGTTGCCCGATGGTGTAGCTGTCTACTGTCAGGGTGCGTATCTTTGAGTTGAGAATGTACCAACCGCCTTCTATGCAGTCCACGCCATCGGCGGGGGCTTTCATGCGCTTGTTTAAAAGCAGGAATTGCTCCTCCAAACGTTGCATGTGTGGGTTGTCCTTTTCATCGATGTTTAATATCAGCTTGCCCTGGCGGTTGAGTGGCTCAAGGTTGCCCTCGATACGGTCGAACTTTTCTGGCTTTTTGCGCGTGTCCGGAGAAATGGGTATAAAGCCCCTTTCCTGCCCTTTGGCGGCAAACAACGGCAAGAACACCTGCTCGTAGAACGGGTCTTGCAACTTGTTGTTCTCGATGAAATAAAACACTTGGCACTTATCGCCCACGTAGTCGTGTATGTAGTAATACCAGTTCACGTACTCGTCGTTCACCACGTGGTCAAGGAAGCCTTTATATATGTAGAAATTGCCGTCATAATAGCCGATAAGAAAAAGTGCTTTAAACGATGTTGCCTTGTTGCGTGAATTTGAGGGTGCAGGGTCGCCGTAGGCTACGGCAAGCTGGAGCTTTGAAAGGGGCGGGCATTTGCCCCACGTCATTTCCTTAAACACTTCGCCTTCCGAAAGGGGGTTGTTGAAAAATTCTTGCTGGGCAATGCGGGTAGACACTTTCGCCAGTGTTCTGTCGATGTCTTCTTCGCTATTCTTCGCCGCCCATGTGCTTTTACCGTATTTGTCGCGTATATTTACTATATCCCAATGGTCGGCTTTCTCGCCCGCTCGCTTCACACAGCAGTCAAGAGCAATGAGGTTGCCGCAGAAAACTACCAGCAGCTTGCCGCTGATACTTCGTGTTGGGAACGCTGCACCTTCGAACCAATCCCACTTCTTGTTTACAATGTCAGGGTTGCGGCAGTCTTCATCGGTGTCGAAGTCGTCTACCAATATACAGTCCGGACGCACTTCGTCCTTACGCGTACCACGGGGGCTTTCGCCTGCACCCAGTGCGCGGAAGGCTGCACCATTGGTAAGGGAAAACTCTTCCGCCGTCCACGAACCAAATTCGCGCAAATCACCGTAATAAGCCTTTAGCAGCGAATTGCGCTCGAAGCTGTCCTTGTATGGCTTCAACAGGCGGGTGGCGTTATCCTTTGAATTGCTGATAAGCAGTATATTGCGCTTCTTTCCCGTACATACAAGGTACATTACGCACATCATAACGGTGGTTGATTTTGCCAGCTCACGACTCCATGAAAGCACCTCGTACCACTCTTCATTCTTGCAAATACGGTTGATGGCTTTAATGTGGAATGGGGCAAATTCGTGGGTGGCATATTGCCCAAAAAAGAATTTTATCCACGCAACGGGGTTCTTTTCCAACTTCTCGCGCTTTTGGGCGCGCTCCAATGGCGACAGCTCATCTACCGCGGTATCTTTTTGTAGGTTGTTGAAATACACGCGCCATTCTTTCAACGCCTGCTTATCGTCTACTTTGCCCATTTCATTTGCTCCTTTATGTATGCGTCAAAATAGTTAGCCAATTCTTTTGCTTTTTCGAGGTTGCGCGGGCGCAGCCAATCTAAGAGGCGGCGCGACACATTATATATATCACGTATCGACGCATCTTGCTCCAACGCTTCGAGATCTTCCGTCAGCTTTCGGCGGATTTGCGCTTCGTTCCTATCGGGAAAGCGAGCACCTTCGGGCTTTTGAGCAATGGCGCGGTCCAATTCGTCAAGCTGTATCAATGTCGAGTTGATGCGCTCCTCACGCGTTTGCAAAAGATTTAATTTCAGCTTTTCCCACTCTTTCACCCACTTGCCGATGCTAACGCGCGACGCACCTGTGCGGTCGGCTATTTCTTGCTGTGTTACATTGGGTTCACTTAAAAAGATGAGCTTCGCCAATTCTTTCTTCTTCTTTATGTCCATTTTTATTGTATTTATCTGATGCAAAGTTACCATATAACAAGCGCAAAAAATAATGGCATTGCAAGCGTTGCAGATGTATTGTACAATATTTACAATACACTGTATGTCAGTATTTTGCAGTTTGCACACACACGTTTCTTACCTTAACTTTGCATCGCAAAACAATCGAAAAGCGATGAGCAAAAAAACATTCATATTGCACGATGAAACGGTGAATACATACGGCTTCCGCATGCTCACCTCCGGGGCTAACTTGGAAGAGTTCCGCAAGAACCCCGTCATGCTGCTGAACCACGACGACTGGAAGATGCCTATTGGCAGATGGGAGAACATACGAATAGAAGGCACGCAGATACTTGCCGATGCCGTATTCGATGAAGCCGACCCCCGCGCCGTGGAGGTACAGAAGAAGGTAGACACCGACTTCTTACGCATGGCATCTATCGGTGCATGGGCGCAGGAAACCAGCGACGCTTACGACCTGATGCTACCAGGGCAGACCTCACCTACCGTAACGAAATGGACGGCACGCGAAGCCAGTATCGTTACCATCGGTGCAAACCACAACGCCTTGGCACTGTATGACAGCAAGGGCAACCTTGTGAACATGGGTAACTTTTCAAAGCACAGCACCCCTACGGCAACAATGGAGTACACGGAATTACAGGACATTTTCAATAATAATAAGATGGGAAAATTAACGCAGATTTTAAATTTGAGCGATGCTGCTTCAGAAGCTGACATCGTGGGTAAAGTAAACGAGCTTATTGCTAATAACGACCGATTGGCAAAAGAAAACAGGACGCTTGCCGATGCCATCGACGCACAGAAGGCGGAGCAGAAGAAGAAAGAACAGGAGCAGGCAGTAGCCCTTGTTGATGCCGCCGTAAAGGACGGGCGCATCGACGCCAAGGGCAAAGAAAGTTTCCTTGCCATGTTCGACCGTGATTTCACCGGTGCAAAAGCAGCCTTGGAAGCTATACCAGTACGCCAAAGCGTAACAGCGCAAATTCAAAGCGGCGCACAGCGTGTGGACATGGGCGACTGGAAGAGCAAGACATGGGACGAACTGGACCGCGCAGGCAAGCTGACACAGCTCAAAGATAATCACCCCGACATTTACGCTGAAAAGTTCGAGCAGCGTTTCGGCACAAAGCCTAACATGTAGGTGGTAGTAAGTAAATAGAATTAATA